CAGCAACCATTACAGTCTATCCAACAATCGATGATCTGCCATTGACAGGTAATGTTGGAGCAGGTGACCAAGCATACGTCACAGGCAATAACACGCTGTATATGCATAACGGCACTGGTTGGTACACGATCGCTTTAGTCAACCAAACTCCAACCATCTCTGGCAATTCGGCTAGCTACACCCTGGCAACAGACGGTACTGCAACCGTAGTGACTTTGACTGGTACTGACCCAGAAGGTGTTCCTATTACTTGGTCGTCAGTTACGTCTGGCGATACATCTGCGGCCACTGTAACCAATGTCGATAACGTATTTACCATTACACCATCAACAAATTCTGCCAATGCAGGGACGTTGACAGTCGCTTTTAAGGCATCTGATGGCGTTAATATTGGGTCATCAAGTTCTGACTTTGTTCTTACATTTGGTGATGATGATTTTGCTAGTACAGTTCTACTACTACAAGGCAATGGAACTGCAAGTGGCGATAACAACACCTTCCTAGACTCATCCAGTAATGCTCAGAACATCACACGCAACGGCAATGTGACTCAGGGTAGCTTCAGTGCATTCTCAGTGGATGATGGGAAGTGGGGCATATATTGTCTTGGTGGGTTTGTTAAAACCAACAATAACATCACATTAGGAACTAATGATTTTACAATTGAGTTTTGGGTTTATCCCAATGATTTAAATAGTAGTATTCTTTGGTCTGACTGGAGAACATCGGTCAGCCAAGCAGTTCCAACTATTTATAGCGGTAATGGCACACTATATTATTACGTTAATGGTGGCTCTGTAATTACTGCTCCCACATCGTTAGTCACAAACCAATGGCAACATATTGCAGTCGAAAGAGTATCAGGAACTACAACTTTATATTTAGATGGAGTAAGCCAAGGAACCTATGCCGACAGCACTAATTACATCGGAGCAAACGCCGCTTTTGGTGGGTACATTATATCTCCAAGCAGTTTTAGAACAAATGGTTATATGTCAAACGCCAGAGTTGTTAATGGTTCCGCAGTATACAATGGAGCATTTACACCTCCAACAGCACCACTGACAAATGTTACAAACACCGCTGTCTTAACTTGCCAATCTAACCAGTTTGTAGACAGTAGTGGTAATTATTCTATTGTTATTACTGACTCCCCAGAAGTCGCTCCATTCTCTCCTTTCCCACAGACTACGGTGTATTCCGCAAGTACGAATGGGGGGAGTGGGTATTTTGATGGGACTGGGGATTACTTAACTTTATCATCAGATATTGTTTTTTCAGGCGCAGTTGATTTTACAGTTGAATGTTGGGTTTATACAACAGCAACCGACGCTTCTGCGTACAATATTATATTTAGCGGTGGCGGTGGTAATGTTCAATTTATTATTGACCCTGCAACTGGAAATATAGGTGCTTACTTAAATGCTTATATGTTCTCCAACACAGGTACAGCAATTAAATTAAACACTTGGCAACACGTTGCTTGGACTAGAAGTCAAGGAACTTCAAGAGGGTTTGTTGACGGTGTGTTAATTGCGTCAGGCTCTCATTCTGCTGCTTTTAATATAGGCACAATAGGAAGATTTTCTGGAGGAGGTTATGAGCAAAATGGGTATATGTCCGATGTTCGGATTATCAAAGGCACTGCACTTTATACTTCAGCCTTCACACCTCCAACAGCACCACTAACAGACGTAACCAATACAGAACTTCTCTGCAACTTTACCAACGCATCCATCCTTGATGCCACTGGCAAGAACGTCCTAGAGACTGTCGGTAATGCCACTATTGACGGTACGACTAAGAAGTACGGCTCAGGTGCGATGAAGTTTGATGGGACTGGGGATGGCTTATCCTCGTCAAACACCACATTATTTGGTTTCGGCGCAGGAGATTTTACAATAGAGACATGGGCTTACCTAACAACTAATGGTGTATTTAATAACATAGTATCTGGGGGAGTTGACTCTAGTAATGGATATCGTCTAGACATAAACACAAGCAACAACCTGAGATTGCTTGCATATATTGGAGGTTCTTGGGGTACAGTAATTACTGGCTCAACAAGTCTTGCGACAGGACAATGGTATCATTTAGCTGTTACTAGAAGTGGTAATGATTTTGATTTATGGGTTGATGGTTCTAGCGATGCAACAACAGTTACAAATTCTGGAACAATTACAGGCCCAACTACAAAAGTTGAAGTAGGGGCGGTAACAACCAACTCATTAAACAGAAGTTTCAACGGCTTTATGGATGACCTTCGCATCACCAAAGGCATCGCACGATACACCGCAAACTTTACAGTCCCAACTAAACATCCAGATTTGGGGACATAAATGAGCTTTGGTTTTGACGCATACGGCATACCGTTCGCTGACTCAGGAACAGGGTCAGGGTCTGCTAGTGCGTCAATTGCATCACTTACGGTTACAGCACCTTCTGTAACGGCATCAGGTAATGCAAATGCATTTCCACAAGGTGAAGTCCTATATGTAGTCGATGACTATGTTGTAGACGGGTATCTGCAAGAGCCGATTGATCTTCCAATATCTGCGCCGATAGTCACAGTTACAGTCAGTCAAAATTCTATTGCTCAAGCGGCAATGGCAACCATTGCTCTAACTCCTGCTGAAGCTAGTGCAACTGGTGCGGCTACTGCGACCTTTGGCGCGTTACTGGTATCTGCTACCGCGCCGACACCAACCGTCACTACAAGCTCAACGGCTAGTGCAAGTGGCGGTACATCGACCATATCTGCACCAGACAGTTCTGGCTCTGGTGGTGGTACTTCAAGCGTTACATCCAACACAATCACAATTAGCGAACCTGCTGCATCTGCTTCTGGTAACGGTACTGCTGACGTTGAAGCACCTGTTGTCTACGTCTTTACACCTGCGCCATACGAATATGCAACTGAGTATCCAAACGCGATACCAAACATAACGATTACTGCACCAGAACCAACATTGGCAGCAGGGCAAGTTGCAAGTCCACTTGGCTCATTAATTCAGATCACGCCGCCATCAGTACAACCGTCCACTGCAAATACTGCAAGCACCACAAGTAATACAGTCAACATTACTGCGCCTTCTGTTACAGCATCTGGCGGAACTGGTGCAATAGCAGTTACGCAAGGTGAATCTGAATACGTTGTCGATGATTACGTTGAAGATGGTTACTTCCTAGAATTCGAAGTTATTGCAATTAGCGCACCTGTTGCTGAAGCGATTACATTTATTGATGCGACCGCTAATGCATCTGTCGGTACGGTTACCGTACAAGACCCTACATCCAGTGCTAATGGCGGCACAGGGGCATCGACTTCTGTATCTAGTAATCAAATTACTGTAAGCGCACCAGAAGCGTCTGTAACGGCAGATTCCCTAATTGCAGTATCTGATATTCAACAGATCGATATCAGCGCACCAAACGTCTCTGAGGCTGTTGCAGAGTTTCCGTTAGCACTAACTGCAATACAGATTACTGCACCGCAAGCAACTGTAACTGGAAGTGCAACAGCAAGTGCATCTGGCGTAACTATCAATGTTCAAATTCCGCAGGTTTACGAGATCGTTGGCGAGTATCCTTTAGCACTGCCGCCTGTATCTATATCTGCACCAGTCGTAACAACGAAAGTTACAGCCAAGCCATCTGGCGTAACAATTACTGTTACAGCCCCAGAAGTAACAGAACTTGTCGATGAATTCCCTCTGGCGTTATCGCCAATTGTTATAAGCGCGCCGGTTGTAAGTACAACAACTGCTGTATTTGTTACTACGACTATCCCTGAAGTAACAATAAGTGAACCAATTGCATCAGCAGGTGTTGCATATCGATCGGCTGATCGTACCTTCCTTGTACAACCAGAATCTAGATCATTTATAATTCAATCTATTAGCCGGACATTTATTGTCCCATTAGAAGATCGTTCACTACGACTCGATACTGCAAATCGCGTTTTTAGAGTGGTTTACGAAAACCGTACCTATGAGGTGAAGAAATGATTGTTGTGACTTATTCCAAAAGCGCAGATGCAAAACTGGACTACACATTTGACTGGTCTAGTTGGTTGGTTAGTTCAGAGATATCCACTAGCTCATGGTCATCTGATACTGGAGTTACTTTGAGTGATGACGGTAGTACGACTGATTCTGCGTTTGTTTATGTATCTGGTGGTACTTCAGGTCAGCAGTACACGATAACAAATACGATTGTAACCAATGACGCAACACCTAAAACTGATACACGATCATTCTTGTTAAAGGTGACAGACTGATGGATAAGCGTACAACAGCATCAGCACACAAACGAATCGATAACATTGAAACTCGATTAGAAGCGCATGAGGCGGTTTGTGGCGAACGCTGGAAAGAAACCATCCTTAGAATCAAGCGGATCGAGGCAGTGATGATCTCTGCTACGGCAGGTATCATAGCTATGTTGGTAGCTGTCCTGATGAGCGTGACCTAGATGTTAGCTGAGATCGGCCTCGCAATCAGCGCAGTTAAAGCGGCAAATGAAGCAATTGGAGCCATCCGAGAAATGTGTTCAAACATACAGGATGTATCCAGTATTGGGGCTATGGGCAAGGATTTAACTAAGCTTGCAGATGCTAAGGAGCAAATACAGGCCGATGCCGCTAAAGGAGACGCTGAAGCGTTCTGGGCATTAGAGGACATTAAATCCAAGGAATCTCAGTTGAAAGATTTAATGGTGTATGGAGGGCGAGCCCACTTATGGGAGGACTACTGCACTTTTATGTCTAACCGTAAGCAAATGCGCGAGAACGAAAAGAAGCGTGAGGAAGCTAAGGCATTGGCTAAAAAGAAAGCCATACAGAATGGATTTTTGTATGTGGCTGTCGGCATTGCTGTTGTCGGTGTGGTGGGCGGGGCCGTGGCCTTTGTCCTTTGGCTTATTTCTATTCGAGGTAAATAAATGACGGAGCTAGAAAAGTATGACAAAAACGGGAATGGCGTTCTCGATCCGGATGAGCTTGCTCTTATTGAACTGGAGGATCGCCGCCGTCAGATGGAAGATGAAGACGCACAACGCGATTCTATACGGAAAATGGCGTGGTTCGCGTTATTTGGCTTATTGTTGTATCCCTCTCTTATTTTTCTATGTGATGTGTTCGGACTTAGTACGGCGGCGGGACTGATCGCTGACATAGCACCAACTTATTTCGCTTCGATAGCGGTCTTGGTATCTGCGTTCTTTGGAGCAAGCGCAATTACTAAGAAAAAAGACAAAGGTAGTTAGCAATGAGCCGCAAGATGTGTGGTTATGTTTATGAACAACATGAGTACCGCACTGACTGCGGAAGCATTTTATTGTTTAGACCTATGGCTAGTTGCGATAAATGTGGTGGAAAACCATACGACAAGGAGTTAGATCGTGTTAAATCTCGTGGCCTCGCTCATACCGTCAGTGACGGGAATACTCGACAAGGTAGTTGAAGATAAAGACCAAAAGGCAAAGTTAGCCCATGAAATTGCAACACTGGCTGAAAAGCAAGCTCATGAAGCGGCTATGGCTCAAGTTGAGGTCAACAAAGCAGAAGCTCAACACAGATCAATCTTTGTCGCGGGATGGCGACCATTCATCGGATGGGTGTGCGGAACCGCGTTGGCGTATCACTTTGTACTTGCTCCATTCATTACTTTTGGAGTTGCGTGGTATGGCGCAGAGATACCTGCGCTCCCTGCGTTCGATATGGACTCGCTGATGACTGTATTGCTTGGAATGCTCGGCCTAGGTGGAATGAGATCATTTGAAAAAACAAAAGGACTTACAAAATGATGAATTTAGAGCAACTGCGTACGGAGCTAGAATACGATGAAGGCTGCAAATATGAAATTTATCTCGATCATTTAGGCTACCCGACATTCGGCATTGGGCATTTAGTTACGGAAGATGACCCGGAGAATGAACAAGAAGTTGGTACACCAGTATCTGAAGATCGAGTTATTGAGGCTTTCGATAAAGACATACAGGTCACTATTGATGAGTGCAAAGCACTATATGACGATTGGGTTGATTTGCCAGAAGAAGCACAGCTAATTATAGCCAATATGATGTTCAACCTTGGTAGACCCCGATTGAGTCAGTTCAAAATGATGAAGGCTTGCATCGATGATCGTGATTGGGAAGGTGCAGCAGATCAGATGATTGACAGTAAATGGTACAGACAGGTGACTAACAGAGCAGATCGTTTAGTTACACGAATGAGGGCTATTGCTACAATGTAACTGAGTCTTCCCTCGGCTCACATTTAGCCCGTAATCCCTATCGGGCTTTTTTTTGCTTTACTTTTACAATTTTTCCTTACAAAATAAACCTTCATTAACAATGGAGCAATGTTATGAAAACAAGTGAAACAACAATCAAAATACAAGCTGCACTTATCAAAGCACAGGGTCAAATGACTGGTGCAGTTAAAGATTCTGCAAACCCATTTTTCAAATCAAATTATGCGGATTTAACGTCTGTCATTAAAGCGATTAAAGAAGCTTGGGCAGAAAACAAGATTGGCTTTTGTCAGTTTCCAATATCAACAGATCAAGGCGTTGGGGTTTTGACTAGGTTAATGCATGACTCTGGTGAATGGATGGAGCATGAGTTTGTTGTTCCTTTGCCGAAATACGATCCACAGTCAGCAGGTTCAGCAATTACATACGCAAGACGATATGCACTACAAGCAATCGCAGGTATTCCTGCTGTTGATGATGACGCAGAGATGGCTATGAATCGTCATGTTGCGGATACACATATTACTGTGACCGAAGCATTGGCACTAAACAAACTGCTTCAAGAAACTAACGCAGATGTTGGAAAGTTCTGTAAAGCGTTTCAGTGCGATAAGCCAGACAACATCATGAAATCCAGATACGAAAACGCCATGTCAACTTTAAAACGTAAGAAGGAGCAACAAAATGGCAAACATGACCAAGAGGCAAAGCCTAGTGGGGAAGGGGGACAGATTCCGGAAAGTAGACCAGAAGAAGTTCTCAATAAACTACGAAAGGATATTCAGTAATGAGCAGTCTGGATCATCTGACGATGGAAGATCGGAAGAATATTCGGGAACTAGCAAGGCAAGTACAAACAGGTGAGTGGTCTGCAACAATAAAAGATATTGCTGAGAAGTTTGAAATATCACGATTTGATGTGATGGGAATTTCTGGCGATTTACTTTATAGGGGGGAAATTCATGCGCCATATAGACGCAGAGCAAGGGACTGAGGGATGGCTAAAAGCCAGACTAGGGTGTCCCAGTGGGTCAGGTTTTAGCAAACTAATTAGGGCAGATGGCAAACCATCATCTTCTGCTGAAACCTACATTAATGAGTTGATTGCTCAAAAGGTAACAGGTGAGATTCCTGAGACTTATGAAAACGAATGGATGATTCGTGGCCGCCAGTTAGAACCTGATGCGAAAGCATTTCTGGAGTTTGAGCGTGGCTTTAGTATTTGTGATGCAGGATTTATAAAACACTCAGAATATGAGTGCGGCATATCGCCTGATGGTCTGGTAAATTTTGACGGTGCAGTGGAAATTAAATGTCCTGCCCCTAGTACGCATATCAAATACTTAAGAGATGGCAAGTTGCCTAGCATTTATAAGCCGCAAGTCATGGGTTATATGTTTGTTATGCCAAAGGTTAAGTGGGTCGATTTTCTAAGTTATCACCCATCGCTGCCGCCATTTTTGATACGAGTAGAACGTGATAGCGAATACATCAAATTACTTGGCGAACAAGTTATTAAGGCTTGCAAAATAATCGAAACAGAATCAAAGAAAATTGAGGTAATGAAATGAATAGTAACGGATCGGTGAAACCAGAGTTTGAAAGAAAAGAATACCCAAAAGATAACGGATGGGGTAAGGCGTGGCGACAGCAACAAAAAACAAATCCTAATGCTCCGGATTTTACTGGCAACGCAGAAATTATGGGCGAACCATTAAAATTTAGTGCATGGATTAGTCAAGATGGAAGTTTGAATTACAAGTTTCGTCCTATGACGGCTGATGAACACACAAAATATTTAGCTAAAAAAGCAGAGCTAAAGGCAAAGCGTGAAACAGAGGCGAGTCAACATACCAATCAGATCAGACAAAATATTGAACCTGTACAGCCTAAGACTCCAATGCCTGATCCGAATATTGACGATGAGATACCGTTTTGAAGAAAAGCCCCCGAAGGGGCTATCTGATAATGGAGCTAATCAGACTTCACAAGTATAAGGCGAAAAGCAATGAAATGTAATTGTGCGTTTTGCATAGCAAATGAGAACAACAAAAAACCAACTCATCGGTTGTGTGAATTAGCAAAAGAAAAAATACGCAAAGACCTTAAAGAGCAGATCAAGAGGAAAGAAGCGTGGCGTAAATATAACGATCAAGCTTTAGCAAAAAAGCATGGGGTCACAACAAGCACCCTGGAATACATGAAGAGGAATATGTCGTGAAAGCAGAACAGTTTCATAAAAAAGATCAAGCGAGACGAAATATGCGGATGGCTGAAATCAAAATGACTATGAATGAGTACAAAGAAGCCAGAGAGTTTTTGAACTTAGCATTGAAAACAGTTAAAGAAATGGAGAAAGAAAATGGCGCAAAATCCACTGACTGAAAAAGAAAAGCGCAAGATAATTTCTTTGCACATTGAGGGAATTCCTTATCACATTATTGCAAAGCAAATCGGACGTTCAACAAAAGCAGTTGAAACTACGGTAAGGACTTACAAGACAGACAGCAGCCCTGCCTTTAAGTTTATGCAATATCTCAGAAAGCCTTGGCCTTATTATGGATGAGTTAAAAAGAACATCTTTGCAAAATCGATCATTCCACAAATATTGTGATCTGCTTGCAAAAGCTTTGGCTGCCGCAGGGCATGAAGATATGCGGACACTTATCAAAGTGCCTATTGCCCCAACCAAAGAACTGGTCAAATACAACATGGTGCATCCAGTGATGAAAGCCATGTTCCCTGACATCGATTCATCTGCTGACCTTTCTACTGTGCAAATGCAAAGTCTTTATGAACAGATGAACTTATTTACATCTGAGCGTTTAGGTGTAAGTGTTGATTGGCCGCATGAAGAAAAAATGGAGCAAAACTAATGAAACATGAAACCCCTATGTATTTTCTAAAATCTACAAAATTGGAAGACTACAATGACCATGACGATCAAAACTGTGTTGGAGTTTTACAGTTCAGAATTTATGAAGATGAAAACGGAATTTATTCTTTGCATGATTTCATGTGGGATGCCACCAAAAAAGTTGATCCGATTATGCGTGAAATGCAAATGTTATCTGAAGTCTTACATAATGTATCACAGTCGATGGTATATGCAGTCGATCCAGATTTTGTTGAATTAGATGATACAGAAAACTCGACGTTGCAGTAATTGCCGCAAGAAAGTCCCTGCTAATTCGATCTATCAATCAAATCTCAGGGCTTTCTGTTCGCAAGACTGCCTAATGCAGTACGTTAGGTCACCTAAAGGCGAGAAAGGCCGACACAAGGCAATACAAAGCGATCTACGACAACGCAAAGCCAAACTAAAGACAAAAAGCCAGTGGATGAAAGAAGCACAAGCAGCATTCAACGCTTATGTCAGAGCGAGAGATCGGAAAGCAAATCGAAAATGCATTAGTTGTGACAAGTATTTGAATTATGACAAAACAGGCGGTGAGGTTGATGCAGGTCATTATTTAAGCAGAGGTTCCGCCGCAGGTCATTTTTTGAAATTCCATCTTTGGAACTGTCACGCACAATGCGTTACCTGCAACCGTTATAAGCAAGGCGAGTCATCAGGTTATCGAGTTGGGTTAATTTGGCGTATCGGTCACGAAAAAGTTGAGTGGTTAGAAAACCATGACCATCAAGTTGAGTATTCCTTGGAATATCTAAAACGGATCAAAAAAATTTTTACGAAAAAACATAAAAAAATAGTTGACAGGTTTAGGGATAAATCATAATATCTGTTTTGTGGATAACTAATGGAGACACGAAATGACAAACACAAACTTAAAATCTGGCGATTCAGTAAACTGGTTAGTAATGGGTCAAATTGCTTTACGCGGCTTGGTAATTGATCGCATCACAATCGATCAAAAGTCTGCATGGGTAACTCTTCCAGATTCAGATGAAGAGATGATCGTTAAAGTTCAAAACTTGGAGGCGGCGTAAGCCGCTTCTCTCTGGAGGAATCGATATGGAATGCAAAACGAATTACAAAAGCTACCCATACCGAGTGATGGTAAAAATCCCAAGAGTTTTTTGGGAGGATTGCAGGAACTGCGATTGCGATGTTGGTGAGGAGCAACATGGCACGAAGCGTCATGTTTGGGTGTATGGGTTTGGAGATCAGTTTGAAAAGTTGATCGATAGGGCTCAGATGTATGCCGACATACGCAACGGTTACTGGGAATCGTGCAGAGGACTTGTTCTGTCCGCACAAGCAACATTGAAAGCAATTAAAGAGGCCGCGTAAGCGGCCCTAAGAGCGAGCAATGCAAAACTTAAACATGAGTTTCGCGGTGATACGCGATGACAATGAGTTCTGGGTAACTTATGAGATGGAATGTATCAGCCATCATCGAGCTACCCTGACAGAGCCTTCAGAAAGCGTGTACAAATTTGTAGAAGGGTCGGCATCACCAATCTGTCTTGATGAGACTGTTAGCTGCCCTATCGACTACGATGAGGCGCAAGAGCTATCTGAAGAACACGCAAAGAAGCATGAGGTACAAGTCGGATGACTAAGTTAATCGAATGGAGTTGTTCTGATTGTGGTGATGTATTTGCCACTGACGAACTGGTTTACTTACACTGTCCTGAGTGTGGTAGCTATAAGTTGTTTGAAACAAACCAACCTGAGTCGCAAGGAGAATCACATGACACCGCAAGCGCATGAAGTTCTAACCTATCTGAAGCAACACAGAACCATCGAGCCTAAAGAGGCTTGGACAAAATTAGGTGTCTATCGTTTGGCTGCACGAATTAAAGAAATGCGAGATGCAGGTCATGTCATTGAGACTATTCGGGTTTACCAAAACGAAAAGACTTATTACGGAAAGTATATTTACAAGGGTCAAAAACAAGGGTAGATTAAAAATAGTTCCGGACGGGGTGTGGAAAGCCCCTAGCAGACCGGACTGAAGACAGTGACAATAAACCCTGACCGCACTCCGGAACATGGGTAAAGTGTACCAAACTCAATTGATACATTCCATACTTGTCCATTTCAGTCTATCCCCGTCCGTTTAAGTTCTCTCATTGTGGAACAGAACAATAAAGCAAGTAAGACATACCTAACCTTTGAGGACGGGAATAAACAGCGTTAAAGGTAACTAGAAATAGTGGGCAGGTGTTATGAGCCTGATGGATTGCCGCCATAGAAATCATTGCTGATGAATTGGTATGTTGGGACATGGAGTGGTTTATGTGGGTTACCTAATAGTCCTCTAATGACCCCTTTTGTTTAAAATAAATGGAGAATAATATGGACTACATGGTGTTTTTTATCTTTGCTTTGATCTTTGGATTGTTCTTTGGGTTTAACGCAGTTCTAGCTTACTTTGCAGATCATCTACCATCTTGGATGCTTCCAAAGGGGTACTACGATGACAATGCCTAAGCACCCTACTTGCCCTAATTGCGGAGAAAATGTTTTAAGAGAGCATCTCAACAAAGGTGACGAGGTATGTCGCTTCTGCGGCCCTACACGCGATCTTGATACATACGGTGAGTTAGAGAAAGAACGGTTTAATCAGTGGTATGCAGAATATGAAGAATCTCGAAAAGTATAAAAAAATGCTAAAAAATTACATGGTGGCTTATGTTTACATCGAGGAAGATGGCGTGAATCAAGAGATTGCGTTCATGTTGGATGAAACTAGAATTGATTGCATGATACGGAACATAGAAACAGGAATTTTTGAAATTCAGACTGAGGGTATGCAACTCAAAGCACATAGAGTTGTCATTTGTGATACCTTTTCTGATGCCTGTCATGAGACTCTAAACTCGGGCATGAAAGACCCATCACTACAAGTTGCTTTCCAAATACGAGAATTTGAATAGATTAAAATGACATATTTCTCAGACCCGATGGCGGCACTCGATGCTGCCATTGTTTTTTTAAGAGGCAACACAAGACCTCACGCTTTAATTGGGCAAACTCCAAAAGGATTTAGAATTATAGACCCCAGACATAAAAAGCAGCATTACTGCCAAATCGTCGCAAAGGTGTACCGTAAACTTTCGTGATACAATTAGCTTTACTGACTGACAGGTAAACAGGTAGAGCAAAATGGTAGATAAAGGCGGTAGACCTGCCAGGGTACTAAGTGAATTGGAGATTAAACAAGTTGCAACACTTGCTCCAAAATTAACAAAGACCCAACTTGCTGATTTTTTTGGTGTTTCATTCCCTACATGGCAGAAGATAGAGCAAAGACAGCCAGAGGTATCTTTAATCTATAAAAAAGCCAAAGCAGAGAAGATTTCTCAAGTTGTAGATAAGTTATTTGATCTTTGCTTAGAAGGTAATGCCGCTTGTATTATGTTCTTTCTTAAAACACAGGCTCAATGGCGCGAGACTGAAATTCAGACAGCAGACATTCCTAGGCTGCAAGTTGTAGTCAATAACGATGAACCTGACAAAGCCGCAGTCTAAGATTTATCAAGATGAAGCAAGATTTAGAGTTGTTGTCGCAGGACGACGATTTGGAAAAACCTTTTTGTCAACTATTGAGTTACTGACAAAAGCAGTTAGCACTAATAACAGTCATTGTTGGTATGTTGCTCCTACATACAAAGCAGCAAAAGAAATCGCTTGGGATATGTTGATTGGCACTACACCCAGAGAGTACATCGCCAAGACTAATGAAACTTCACTTACACTTAGCTTAATTAACGGATCAATTATCAGCCTTAAAGGTGCTGAAAAGCCAGACAACTTACGAGGCAGATCGCTAGACTTCGTTGTTATGGATGAGTTTGCAGACATGAGGCCAGAAGCTTGGTTTGAAGTTATCAGGCCATCGCTATCTGATAGAATGGGTTCATGTTTATTTATTGGCACACCTAAAGGAAGGAACCACTTTTATGACCTCTGGACAAAAGGCACAGACAAAGACCAAGAATGGTCAGCGTACCAGTACACCACAATCCAAGGCGCTCAAGTCGCAGCCGAAGAAATCGAAAGCGCAAAGCGTGACCTCGACGAAAGAACCTTTAATCAAGAATACAACGCTCAGTTCGTCAACTACGCAGGAATCATCTACTACAATTTCGACAGAGCAGAAAGCATTGCAAGATGCCACGATGACGATTCAATGCTCCACATCGGGATGGACTTTAACCTTGACCCAATGTCGGCAGTGGTTGCAATCCGTGAAGGATCGACTCTTAAAGTTATGGACGAAATCGTAATTTATGGATCGAACACTGACGAGATAGTTGATGAGATCAAGACGCGCTACCCGAATAGGCCGATCACGGTTTACCCAGACCCCGCATCTCGACAAAGAAAAACAAGCGCAGGTGGAAGAACAGACCTTTCAATCTTGCAGAACGCAGGGTTCGCAGTCAAAGTCAGAGATAAGCACTCAGCCATCAGAGATAGAGTCAACTCAGTTAACGCCAGACTTAAATCAGCAGACGGAAAAAGACACTTAATGATCGATCCGAAATGCAAACAGGTCATTAGGTCTTTAGAAAGACAGACATACAAAGAAGGCACAAGTCAGCCAGACAAAGATAGCGGGTACGATCACATGAATGATGCTCTCGGTTACCTTGTGGACTTCCTATACCCAATTAAGAGACAATATGATATACCGCAACCGATCAGGTGGACGTAACTGTGTCGCAAGAAATTACCTATACCCATCCAGACTATGATGACTACCAAGATCAATGGGAGTTTCACCTACGTTCATATTTAGGTGGCGAGCATTACAAAGATGGGCAGTACCTCGTTCAATATCTTAACGAAGATAAAAACGAATACTCAAGACGCATTGATTTAACTCCGATAGATAACCATTGCGCTAATGTTGTTCATATTTACTCATCTTTTTTATGGCGCAATCCTCCAACACGCACATACAACTCATTAGATGGGT